CTATGAAAGTAGGAATTTTATATAGCACATTCGATGATAAATTTGGTAAGTCGTTTAAAAGTGGTGCAAAAGAAACAAAAAACAAATGGTGTTATAGAGGTCTTAAATTAAAAGAAGAGGAAGAAGTCCATGACTTAGATGCTTATATAAAAAATACAAATATATATAAACACAAATTAGTGTTTATATATATAATGAAAGATGAATTATTAAATGAATTACCTAATGAAGTAATGGCACATGTAAAATCATTCTTACCTATTACTCGTTATGATTGGAGGAAGGGATCATATATTAATAGAAATATGTATCATTCAGACTATTGTAGAATAAACTTTTTAAAGGAGGAATTATTTATGAGGTCATATTTTCATTACATGCGTATGAACATATATATAGGGTGTGTAAGAAATATTATTAAAGGTGATATGAATATAGTCAATACTGTATTTTATGAACAACTATTAAATGATGCTATTCTTAATTAAAGATACTAATTTTATATATAACATGAAGTATGTTATATATGAAATAAGACATAAATTAATTCCTACTGAATTTTATATAGGTTCAACAAATAATTTTAGTAGTAGGAAAAGTAAACATAAAAAGAATACTACTAATAAAGTAAGTAAGTTATATTGGAGTAAGTTATATTTATTTATTCGTAATAACGGCGGGTGGGCTAATGTTGAAATGAAACCAATATTTACGGGTGAAGGATTAGACATAAAACAAAAAGAACAGTATTATATAGATTTACATAAACCTACTTTAAATTCAATAAGGTCTATAAAAGAATTAAAGATATAATAACTTATAATAATATATGCGCAAAAGTTATGAATATATTTTAAAGGTTAATGCAATTAGTTTACATCGCATGGGTAAGCATCCTACTGTCAATTCTAATAATTTTAATAAAGAAGAGAGAGAATTATTAATCGATATTGTTGTTGAAGTTATGAAACAAAGCGATGCACAAATTGAATTAGAATTTAATAATATGAGTATGAGTCATATACACTATCCTACTCACGACTATTCATTACAAACAAATAGAGAACCTAATGATTTATATGATGACGATTTCTCATTATTTTTATTTAAAGATTAGATAACTTATATATATAATGTCAGAAATTGAACAAAAGCAAGAAGATGGACCTAAAGTTATCCAAAATTCTGATTATTTACATGCTACACCAATGAAAATGATTGATGATATTGAACCAACTGAAATTAATCAATATGAGAAAGATTTACTCAAAGGTACTATTACACCAGCAGAATTAATTGAATCTGAAAAAGTAGAAAAGAAACCATTATCTAAAGCAGATATAGAATACTTAGAACGACGTGAGTATATTACAAAAGTAAAAGTTATTGGTTTACATCGAATGGGGAAACACCCCCTATATAACGGGAGTTTACTTAAACCACGAGAAAAAGAAAAGCTAAAAACATCTATGGAAAAAATCATGTTGCTTACAGATGAACAAATTCAACGTGAATTTAACGATATTTGTATTGATAATTTATTTGATAATACTACAGATTATTCAACATATCCTGTATATGATCCACTTACAATGCGAACAACCCCTAGTAGGGAAATTACACCAGATAAAGATGAAAGAGAAGAAGCCTTAAACAGAAATTATTGTTAATCATTTTTTTATTTGTATTTAAATATATATTTATTTATATATTTAATGTCAGGACAACCAGTAAGAAAACCTTCAGATATACAAGCATTTAGAGATGCTTATTTAGAAAACCTTGAAATGCAAGATCAAATAAATGCTGAAAATCTTGAAGCCAATAAGGTCTATAAAGCCACAGGTGCTTTACCACCTAGAAGCACAATAACAGACACACGAACTACATCTGAAATACTTGCAGATGTAGAAGGAATGAAAATAACATTAATTAAAACACTTAAACCATTATTTGATCCATTTGTAGCTTCACAAGTATTACAACGTATTCAACGAAGTCCATTAAATGCAGATGGTGGTTTATTTACGTTCTTCGCACAACGTGCTGATGAGTTTGTTGCAAATTTACAAAAAATGTATAAGTATGGTAATGTGGGTGATGAAAATGATGTAGAACAATTTGTTGCATTTTTAGAAAAATCATTTAGTTCAACTAAAACTATATCATCTTCCGTACGTGGATATTTTGATACTAAAGATCCAAGTAAATCAGGTATATCTAAAGGTGAAATAGATAAATATAATGCTGGTATTCTTGATTTTAGAAATCAATTAGTAAGCAATATATTTAAAACATTAGAAAATTTACAAGATAAACAAGCTAATCAAATGATTTCTTTGATTAATCAAATTCTAGAAGGTCATTTAGAATTTGTAAATTCTGAAAAATATTTAGCTGTTCAAAATGATTTTACACGAATTATTGAAGAAAAAGATAAAGATTATGGAGAGTTAAAATTTATTGTTGCTGATGTATACCAAATGTATCAAGATTATATGAAAGATTTACCATCATCAATGATTTTAAATACATTATTACAACAACTAGATAAATCATTAGTTAATAAAGATAAAGATTTAACTCATCAAATTTTACAAAATATTATTGATGTATTGCCATCAATATCAACTATTGAAAAATTAGAAAAATACTTTAGTGGAATTGCAGAAGCACGTGCAGATCAATTAAATCCACCACAACGAGAACGACAAAGTGGGCAAAAGAAGCAAATACAACAACAACCACCACCACCACCACCACCATCAGGAGATTTACCACGCGATAGAACAGATGAAGAAATTGAACAAGCTATTGAAGATTTAGAAAATTATTTATTTACAGAGGGTATGTCAATAGAAGGGATGGTTGAAACTGATGAAGAAACAAGACATTTAATGAATATTATTGATGCTGTATCACAAAATTATAATGCAAATGTACGTAGAGGTATGCCACATGAAGAAGCAAAAAGAATAGCTATAGATATGGCAATTGATAATTTTAATCATTCTTTCAATCAAAATATACCACGTGGGACTATGGGTTATGGATTAAAGAAACGACGTGGACGACCTAAAGGATGCGGTATTAAGAAAACATTTGATGATTATAAAAATCCAGATGCAGGTATTAAATCTAAAACACCTTTTATTTCATTTGGTAAACACTTCATTAATAATAACAAACTTCAAGATGGTATTATATCATTACGTCATAAATCAGGTGCAGGACTTCCTAACCTTCCATCACGTAAAGTAAGTCCAAATCTATCAAGTATTATTAAAACCATCGTAGGTGGTGGTATGCCTTCATATAATGATGTTGATAAATTATCAGATGAGGAAAAGAATTACCTTCATCAAATTTCTAAAAAATCAGATCTAACTCAGATGCTGGCAATTCCCGCCCCTTCAAAGGATAAAATGGAAAAAGATTTTAACCAATTTGAAATTATGAAAGGTGAAATAATGGCTGGGAATGATTCTAAAGAATTAATTAAAAAATTTAAAGTATTATTATTAAAACTTGTTAATACTGGACAATTACCAAAACAACAAGTTCAAGAAATTATGACGGAACTATTGGAAATGGGATATTAACATAAAGATATTTTTAAAAATGCCATAAAGGATAAATACTTATATTGTATAATATGTCAACAGCAGGTATTTACAACTATAGACCGAAGGTCGAACATCCAGATAAAATATTTTCACAAATGACTTCTGGGGGTTTTCAATCACCTTTTTATTTTGGCGGTGCACAAGCACCAACAGCTCTAGGTTTTAACACTTCAAGTCCTACACCTGTATCATACGATTTTACAACTGATAAAATGGCGGGTATGGGTTTGGGTAAAAGGGGTGTGCAAGAAACTACACATGAAAAACATACTAAAATTATGCTACCGAAAAATTACAATAGACGATAATAACTAAAAAAAATATTATTATTATAAAGATTACTTTATAATAATAAGTAATATAATGTTCGTTCTCGTATTGAATCAATCAAATATAGTGCCAGATGGGCAAAATAACAAACTTAGATACAAGTTTCCTAACTCTGTAAATCTCAAAGATAAATATGTCGCAGTATCAAGTATTAGTATGTATTATAGTTGGGATAATATCACAGCTTTACAATTAAATAATACAATTACATATACATGGACTGTAGGTGCAACTACTACTACTTATACTATTACTATTCCTGACGGATTATATGAAATTTCAGAAATTAATTTTTTCATTCAATTTACTCTAATTAATAGTGGTCACTACTGGCAAAATGGAACAGGAGATAATTTATATCCTTTCGAAATAGTAGTAAATCCAACAAGATACGCTATTCAATTAAACACATACTTAGTTCCTAACGTTGCATCATCAACAGTTATTTTTCCATCTAACTGGCCTGGACCAGCTACAACAATTTATAATCCTGTCGTGTCATTTCCAGCTAGATTCAATGAAGTCGTTGGGTATCCATCTACATTTTCATCAAATCCTAATATTGGTGATGCTGGTGTAGCTGTAACAACACCAGCTAATAATTATGAAGCAAAAAATAGTTTGGGGACATTTTCATACCTATCAAATTCAGCACCACAAGTCCAACCAAATAATAATGTATTACTTTCATTAACTGGTATCAATAATCCTTACTCTCAACCATCAAGTATTATTTACTCATTGAATCCAGCGGTTGCTGCTGGTCAACAGATCTCCGAAAGACCACCTAATTTCATGTGGAATAAAATTATTGATGGTATGTATAATGAATTACTATTAACCTTTTTAGGGACTAATTTATCACCACTAATTATTAAAGATCCTAACATGACTATTCTATTGACTATTAGGGATAAGGACGAGGGATTTTTACACTCTAAATAATATACTAAATATTATAATATATACAATACTAAATATATATAAGGATTTATTTCATTATATATATAATGTCTAAATTTACTGACCAAAATATTAATACTATGATTGACGATTTAATGTCTGAAAAGAATACATTGATGACAGAACTAAAAAATGATAAAGAAATGAAACACTACCAGTTTCTCGTTCAGAAAATGGGTTTAATGGATATTATGGTTAAGAGTATGATTAAATATCGTAATATTATAACTAAAGATAAATTGAAGGCTGATTTATAAAAAAATAAAATAATCTAAAGACATAAAACATAATATATAATAATGCCTCATAACATCGTAAGAATCGCAAAAGTTCCATTCACAAATGGTCATGTATCACCAACACAGAAACGAATGATTGGTAAAGGTAATGGATCTATATTACTTAAAAAAGGTGGTGGTGGTGCTGCATCGTCGTATATGGATATGGATGATTATATTCGCACTACTGGTAATAATCCACTAGCCCGTAGCACTGGATCTGGACTTAAAACACTATCTGATAAGCTTGCTAAACTTTCATTAGAAGCTAAACCACTAGTAAAAGGAAAAATTAAAAATATTGTGATGTCAATGTAATTAATTGTAAATTGATTAAGTGTAATCATTATAAATGATTTAAAGATTATCACACGTTATATACTAATATAATGTGTGACAAACTAGTATTTGATCTTTCTCAAGAAATTGAAGGTAGTCCAAATGTATTCATCCGTAAGGATTGGATCAACATTTTGGACAACCAAAACCAAAATTATAATAATAACCAAAGTGTAGTGGACACGAGTCAACTTTCCAACAGTAATAAATATATGTCCTATCGAGAGAGTTATTTTCTCATGCCAATGCTTGCAACTTTAACTCAAACTTCTTTAAGTAATGGTGATATTTATTCTACTAATACTGCGGGTTTTTCTCCAGCTCAAACACTCCAAAGTGCTGATTATGCCATCGGACTTAAAAATTGGTTTGGACAAATCATTCATAGTTTCACGTTGGATTACAACGGAACTACTATAGTCCAACAGACTCCATATATCAACATGTGGAACTCATTTAAACTTCTTACAAGTCTTTCACTTGACGATATTAATACTCAAGGTGCAACCATTGGATTTTATCCTGATGATGCTACGACATGGACTTTTAATGATGCATCAACTGGTCCTACTGCTGTTGGTAATATTAATACACGACAACTAAATGGACAAGGTGTATGTAATAACACAAATTTACAAGTAAGTCAACCTGTTTCTGGCGCATGGAATAATTTTGATTCAGGTGATGGTAATGAAGGATTTTTGAAACGACAAAATTTAATTAATTTTGATATTGATGGTGTTGTTGGTGGCGGTGTAAACGGGGCTGTTGCATCATCTACTAAATATGGTTCTCTGTTATCAGGAACTGGGACAGCTGGTTCAGGTGCATCTGATGCGTCTAAAGCTGTATGGAAATCATATATTAGTAGCAAAGTAGATGCTCTTCGCTCAGCAAGTGCTACATCATTTACAACTCAAGGAACAATTCAATTCTGTATTACGGCTACTGTTTATCTTAAACATATTCATTCATTTTTCAATATGTGTCCTTTATTGAAAGGTGTATTTATGAAAATGACAATGAATTTAAATAATACTACTACTACTTTTAACACAGTAGCTTTTGGTTCTGGTGCTGGTGTTTTAGCCCCTGCACAATTGGTTGTAACTCAAGTAAGTAATTCATTGGGCGGTGTTAATCCATTGATGCTTTCAAGTGCCGATGCTTCACAAGGAGCTGATGATTTATTTCCTGCTACTAATGTAGGAACGATCACAGGTTCTAGATTTGCAACATATAAAATGAATATTTCAGTTGGTAGTGCTGTTCTTGATTCAAGTTTAAATGTATCTACACAGGGAACATGTTCTAAATCTGTATATTTGTATATTCCTGCATATACCTTTAATACAGCATTCGAAAAGGCTTATCTTTCATCGCCAATTAAACAAATTAAATATACTGATGTATACCAGTATCAAGTTATTAATGTTCCATCGTTGCAAACCTTTAATAATCTTCTTACGAATGGAATTGCTAATGTAAAGTCCGTGCTAATTCTACCATATTATTCTGCTACACCAGATGGTTCAGTGACAGATGCAATTTCATCTGTTGCATTATCTACTAATACTGGATTTCTTAAAGGTGTACCAGTTTTTCAATCTCCTTTTGATCCTGCTGGAACTGGTCCAACTAGTCCAATGTGTTGGCTTACAAATTTCAATATTCAAGTATCTGGACAAAATGCTATTTACAATACTCAACGGTATAACTTCGAACAGTTTAATAACCAGCTTTACGGACAGAATGCGGTTAATGGTGGGTGCACAGATGGTCTTACTAGTGGACTTATTGATCGTCAAAAGTTTGACATGGAATATTCGTTTTACTATGTTAATGTTGAAAGAATGTTGCCAGTTGAGGCAAGTGTTCCTAAATCAATTCAAATTTTGGGGACTAACTTGTCAGCTAAAGCATTGGACCTTTATTGCTTCATTGAATATGGTGCTGAGATCTCGATTGATGCTCTTACTGGAAGCAGGGTATAAATATTTAATTAAGATACTTAATTATTAAATAATAAATAAAAACAAAAAAGATTATTATAATATAATCTGGTGATTTCTAATTCTATTATAATCAATTTATGCGATAATTAACAAATCATCACATAAAGACATATTCTTAATAATAAGATAATGGAACATTTAACAATTGATGCATCACCATCTCAACTAAGAAAATTGAAAAAAGGTGAAAAAGTAAGAATTAAAAAAGGAACTGGTTTTAATTTACTAGTTCATCCTGAAACATATAAACGTGTATCTCGTTCATTTGGTAAAAGTAAAGGATCAGAACTAGCATTAACACAAGCTGAAATAGATGCTAATACTGTAGTATCACCAGAACAACACGCACAACTCCAACGTGTAAATCCTGAAGGTAGGGGTATATTTGGTAAAAAATTTGATAAATTTATGAGTAAAACTATAGGTAAAGATAGATATGGTGCAATTTATAAAGGTGCTGATAAATTAAAACCAGCCGTTAAAGCTGGTATTAAAGCAGGTCTAACGATGGCAGGAACGGCCGCAACTCCTTTCGTCGCAACGTATGCACCTATGCTTGCCCCTTTAATTCCTACCGCTGTAGCTGGTGCTTCTATGCTTGCTGATGATTATATTGATGATCCTGATTCATACCAGAAACCATTTCGTAAAGAACGAACGCCTAAACCACCAAAACCGCCAGTTGAAACACCGCGACCACGTTCTGGACTTGTTAGTCGTAGGCCAAGAAATATGAATGAACAAGTTGGTATGATTAGGGATGATGAAAGAATGAATCATCGTTATGGAACTAACTATAATTATATGGGTCGTGCAGGTATGCAGAAAGCACTTAATGATAATCTAGGTCAACAATTAGCTGATGATCAAATTGTAGCACGTTATAAACAACCAACAGATTTTAAAGGTCCATCGTCATATGAGCGTATGATGGGTATAACTGGAAGTGGATTTAGTCGTGAATCTGGTGATGTTGGTTTAAAAGGTGGAATGATTCATCAATATACACCACAAGCATTGCAATCACAACCATATGGTGCTAATTTTCAAATGCAATATTTTTTACCTCCACAATTTCAAAAATATAATTCAGGAACTATTGAAGAAGGTATGATCGGGACAGGTGTAAACCCTCATCCATCACATGTAATGGCACATCTTCCACCAGCATTGCAATCACAGCCAATGGGTGCTAATTTTATGATGAAGAATTTCTTACCTGTTCAATTTCAAGAAATGCACAATACTAATCCTATTTTCGTAGGTCAAGGTTTAGGCGTTGGTCTTTATGCGGGTAAAGGTGTTTGTGGTAATGGTATGTATCTTTAAATAAATTTTAGATAATATATATAAACACTAAATAATATATTATAATAATATGTCATTATCAGATTCACAAATTAGAGAGCTATGCACTAAAATGTCGATTCCTTTAGGGGATTGTATTTTTAAAGATGAATTAAAAGCACCACTACAATATAATAAATCATATATCATCAATATGGAAGATAGTCATGATGAAAACGGAAATGAAAATGA